TTATGTGGTCATTAAAACCAACCAACAAAAAACCAATTGAAGTGAAGCAAATTGTATTTGACAATGTTGCTGGAATATTCGATTATCCAAAAAATATAAGAATACCAAACGTGGGAGAATATGTTTGTTTTAGTGTTTGGAAACAAGGAACTGTTCTTTCGGTTGAAAACAAACTTGAAGATGGTTTTTTTGTAACAACAATTCGTGTAGGTGAACGTCAATAGCATTACCTATAACGTTTTTCGGCTATGTGTAGTGCCGATGTTAAAACTTACACAGAACTTAATAAAAGGAACTAAAGATGGAAAATTTAGAAATATTTGATAAAAACGGAAAGGCATTACATATAGCCGATGTTATATACAGTTTTATCAAAGATAGAGCAGAGGAAAGTAAAAAAGATATAGAAGATGTTTTAGTAGGTGTTGATGTAGGTTTTCCAAAAGGAAAAACACCAGTTTGGATATATACTACTGAACCTGTTGATAATGGATATGATGCGTTAAATTTGAATGATTTTGGAAAACCTGTTAAAGTAAATTGTATATAACGTTTTGCGTATATGCGAGGTACGCCAAACGATGAACTTTTAAATTATAAACAAATGCTTGTAGGTGTATCTTGCATATACGCTGTTATAAGCTGTAAAAATTACGATTATGAAATTCACTGACTATTGGAAACAAAATAAAGAATTATATGAACAGCTTGGGGTTACAGAAGCTGTTGCAAGAAAGATATGGAATGATTGTGCAGACAATATTGAAAAAAAGATTACTGAATACTACATAGGTAAGTTGAAGTGATTTTTATTGCTTATAACGTTTGGGTATTGGCGAAGTTGCCGAACCGAAAGCTAAATTGAAAAACAAAAGTTGAAATTATGGACGAAAGTTTAATTGAAAAACAGAACGGCAATTTTGCCAATACCGTGTTAGGTGCAGTGCCATCGCGGGTTTTTAACGAAGATTGTATGATTGGAATGAGGCAATACCCTGACAAATTCTTTGACCTTGCCATCTGTGACCCGCCTTATGGATTAGACATAGCAAGTGGGAATATTGGATATAGCAAACACGAAGCAAAAGCGTGGGACAATAATTTTGCTTATAGGGAATGGTTAGATGAATTATTTAGGGTAAGTAAGGCACAAGTTATTTGGGGCTTTAATCACTACTTAGAATACTTGCCAAGCACTAAATCTTTTTTGGTATGGAATAAACATCAAAACGGATATTTTGCTGAGTGCGAAATTGCTTGGTGTTCAGTTGGAAGGGCGAGGATATACGATAGACCATACCAAAAAGATATTGGGAATAAGATACATCCGACACAAAAACCGGTGCCTTTATACGAATTTACTTTACAAAATTACTTACCAGAGGGTGGCAGCAAAATTATTGATACTATGGTGGGAAGTGGGAGCAGTAGGATAGCTTGTCATAAGGCGGGATTAGAATATGTTGGTTACGAAATAGACACAGATTATTATGAAAAACAAGAGGCAAGGTTCAAAGAATTTGTTTCACAGTTGCGAATGTTCTGAGGCATTGCACCTAACTAATCGCTAGGCGCAACAAAATATGTAAAACACAGACTATGAAAGGATTTGAGTATCAAGGAAAAAAAATATCTATGGCACAAAAAAGAGCTATATAGACTGCCGTTTGATCGGAATTTGCGATTCTACAAATTGAAAAAAGTAGCTAGGTGGAGTGATCGAGGATATATCCTTGGTAGCTCTCGCAAGTCATTTGGGCAGTTGAAATGTATGACAATAGACGTGCCGTGGTGTTTACCAGTTGATGAACACTCTGATCTTCCGTTTTAGAAATAAAAAAAAGGGGCGATTATTCGACCCCTTTTCCATTAACCTAAATCAAAAAATGATGAAAAAAACTAGGCTAAGTTACGTTTTTTTTTGTTTACCAAACCACATCCTTAAAATAATTGGAGTGATTAATCCTAATACATAGCAAATCAAACACCATGTAACGATATTGCCAAACGATTTATCCACCTTTCTTTTGTTGTCAGATTCTTTTCGTGTATTCTTTCCGTCTTGTTTGTCCTTGTTGATGTCGGTCTTACGTTTGTTATCGGATTCTACACGCTTTGTTTTCTCCTGTTCTTTAATTATCTTATATCGGCACTTCGTTTCCCACTTCGTAACGACATGAATTGAATCTTTAATAATGTACTTCCATTTGTCGATTAAAATTGTATCACCGTTGAGGAAAAGAGTATCAGTAACAAGTACAGAATCCTGTTTGCAATTCACCACCCCACCTTTGTCCAAAAACTTCTGGAAATGTTTCTCTGGGGTCATGCACCCAAACAATAACAATATCACCAACAATCCGAAACCGATGATTAAACACTTCTTCATTTTACTTTGTTTTCGCCCCATGATATACTGCTGAAATTGCTGTCGTTATAGCCGACAAGATGAATATTGCACGCAACCACTTTGGCACGTCCACTTGGTAGGTCTGCAACACTATCTCAGTAGATGTAATTGCCCCACATACAACGGTTAGCCACCTGCCGATGACTTTGTTTTTTTTTGGTGTTGGTTGTTTAAGCTTCTGAATTAGGCTCATTTTCTGTTTTTTTTATTCGTTGTTCACTTGGTAATATAGCCACTAACTCTTTATGTCGAACATCTTTCTTTTGGTTATCAGAAATCTGTCTTATAAACTGCTTTTCATAGCACGAGTAAAGACGTGCTTCAACGTCTGAAAGTCTAGCGTTTGTCATAAATAGCCAAACTACTAGAACTCCAGAAATTCCGTGCTTAAATATCCAATCTGGTATTGCGTCAATTGTCATGGTGTGTGCGATTTTTCTTCAAATGTAGGATTTTCTTCGATAAATTCGTCAATAGTTATTACTGAATAATAATTGTTCCACCAAACAAGACGTTAGTAGAGCTTGTAGTTCCGCCACTTGCAACAGCTTTAATTACTATTGTATCACTTGTTGTGATTGGAATTCCAGTTGTGTTCAACGCAAAATTAATGAACTCCCGATTAGCAGACGAGCTAGAAACAGTCTGTATTAAGTAGTCGGTAGTATTATTAATTCTAATGTATAAATTTATTGTTCTATCTCCAGCAACAGAAACTGCATGACAACGAATTGAAGCACCTGTTATTTTACCATTAAATGGACTTTTAAATTCTCTATTTGCCGATGAAGGTGTTACTGGCATGTTTCCGAAGTAGAAAACTGTACCTACAGACAAAGTCGATAATGTGTTAGCCTGAACCATAACACTTTTCTCTGATGTTCCAACCCACCCGAAAGTAGGGTGATACATCTCAACTCTATGCGTGTCGGTGTTAACGATTGTCAAGTAGTTAGCTGGGGATGAAATTGCATCTCGCTGTACCCTTGTGAGGCGGGGGATTAAGATTCCTTTATCGGTCGGCATCATATTCATAGCCGCACTAGGTTCAGTTTCATCAAAAAACCTCACCTCATTGTTAGCACCTACTCCAATAAGTCGTATTTTTTCGGATTCAACACTAATTTCCCTAGTTGATTGAACTAATGGATTAGATGTTAGTGGTGCTTCAGAATGCATCAAAGCTCCAGAGGGTGAAACCCTAAAAAATGACGCTGATGGAATAACATTTGAATCGCTACTACTTAATTCGGCTAATGAATTAGACGCCTGAAATCCTGATGCTATTCCAGCTAATAGTTTCCATATCCGTGCATAATTGTAATTTATCTCAATCTCACACTTGTCAGTTGGGTCAACCTCATCTTTAATCGATAAGCTATTGCCGTCTAGAGAAACAGTCCTATTACTTGTCAACGTGCCATCTGAATTGTATAGGTTACTTACTGAACTCAAATCGATATAACCATTGACAAACACACCGCCACCAACGTCTTGAATCGCAGGAAGTCTCTCCGTGCCATTTGGAGTTAACGGAAGTAACTCGCTAAACTTCTTTACACCTTGTATCATATAATCTCAAAAAAATCGTTAAAACCGTTGTTTACATCTTTCTTCGGTCTGATGTCCGAGTCTCTGTTTAAATCACTTGTGAAGTCAGGAAATAAATCGCAGTTGTCTTTCAAGTAAGAAACAACTCTATTTTCATAAAAAACAGCCTTACTTGCATACACATTTTGAATGTGAGCAATTTCCTGAAAGGTTACTGGTTGTGAGTAGTCTCCACTCTGTTGTTGAATCCCTTTATTTTTCAAAGCATAGCTAATCGACAACACGCAATCCTCAACCGCTCTCCATGCAATAGCTGGTTGGATTTTAGACACTAAAACCTCTTCGTCTGGTGTCAATGTCTGAGCGTTGTATTTCCCTAGCAAATACTTGTAGAAATAAGTACCTAATAATGGCTGGATTCTCATATCAGCCTGAGATTGAACGAACGGAAATATTTTCACAGCGTCGATGTTTGCCGTTACTGGCGTGTTTACCTTTAGCCAATTTTCAGTTACAAAGTATATCATTTCAAAAGTGATTTTAATTCATCAATACTCATATTTTCAGCAATCTTATTTTGTAATGCAACTGGAAGAGCATTGAATTTATCAATCATTAATTGTGTTTCAGCATCTACCTGAGAAATCTTATCGTCGATAATTTGGAACTCATTTACCACATATTTTCCCTTGCATTTAGCAATCTTTAATAAATGGTTAAAAATACTTTCAATCTCCTCACGCAATGGCATTACGATATTTTTTTCAAATACGATGTAAGCCTGTTTGATGTCCGATCCGCTACCCAATTTACCGCTAACCCGAATACCCATCAAAATAGGGTCGATTGTGTGTGACTGACAAATCTTCGAGTCAATACTCTCAGTAGTCGCTTGAAATGCGTTATCCAAGTTACTTACTGGAACGGTTTGAATCTCTGGTATTGTATCTTTCCCACGTCCAAAGAACGTCCATATCTTACCGCCACCACTAGAGCCACGCCCACCGAAAATGGTTTTCTTTAATTCGTGTTTTTCTTCGTCCGTGCTAGGCTTCTGCGGAAACGAAATGACGTAACTCGGAAAGATGCCGTTAACGATATACTCCTTTTGAAGTGCGCTCATTTCCCCATCAAGAAAACACCAATTCAAAGCGCTTGTGTAGCTAGGTAAAGGGTACACATCTTGACCCACAGAGAATTTCTCGTAGCAGAAAAGCAAGCATTTTCCAGCGCATTTGTATGCGTTTTTCTTATTGTAAGGTAGTATCACTTCAGTTTCGTAGTTTCCCCTACTCCAATCAGGATTAATGTAGTAAATGCTACCGTCTTTATTTCTACGTACCTTGTCTGCTGAGACATACTCGAACTTGTATGCGTCACCCCCGCTATTGTAATGAATCTTGAAGTACACTCTATTGTGTAGTATCAAATCAATCAACGCCTTATCGTCATTCTCAGCTATTCGCATTGTGATATTAGCAGCCTTCAAATAGACTTTATCATCCATTGTTGAACCATCCGTAGCGACCAACTCGTAACCACCCCCAAGAACAGCATTTATCTTAAAGTTAACGATACTAGAATGTATCGGTGACGTGTAGTACATTTGATTGATTATTGCAGGGTAAAGGTTGTCAACGCCAAACCACACATAATTGTTAACCGTCGAAGCAATGTTAATCCAAGGTAACGAAAGATTTCCGTTTCCAATCTTTCCAAATGGAGTAGAGTAAGTTTGGTAACTTTCAGACGTTACTTGTTTTTTTGGTGTGTTACCGAAATTAATTCCTAGAACCTTCATAGATATATGTCATTTGTTTCTGTTTCTTTAACAATCAAAATGCCTACTGCATTAAGTGTTAATCCTGTCTCGTCGGTTGGAGCAGGTTGTGTTTTGTCGTAATTATACACCTCATACTTATATTGCCCTGCTGGTATTTCAAAGTCAAATTCGAACTTTGTAAATCGAATATTTTCACCAACTATCGTAGGCTCTTTAAAATACACACTTTCACTATTATAATCACTTGTAACTTTAAATAGATAACCGTTACTAGTATAACTAGCGAACTCCAGAAGTGGGAGCGCAAACTCAGCATCTTGATTTTTTAATGTGTAAATCATAACACACTATGTCAAAAAACAAAAAAAAGGGAGTAAACACTCCCTCTTATTTTTTTTCGTTACCATTTATCATGGTCCTGGAGGTGGCATAACCAACAACCCAGCAATGATAGTTGGATCAACAACGTAAGCCTTATGCTCACTTTCTGAGGTGAAAGTAATCTCGTAGTTGCTTCCGTCTGCTTTAGCCGTTCCCGACCCTCCTGTATCAGTCATCAACTGCGCGCGCTCGAAGTTCCAGAAGATACCATTTGCATCTTCCACGATGATGTCTAAATCAC